TGTGCGATGTGCAAACTGCCATCGCCGCAAGACCCGCAAAGAATGGAAGAAGCTCATGAAGCAATGACCCAACAGCGCAGGTCTGCTCATGGCCCACTTCAAGCGCGGCAAATGCCGCAACTGCTGCTCGCGAGCGATTCGGGGCAGCCAGGCATCGTGGCGCGCACGGCACGGCTTCAAGCCGGTGCGCATCACTCGCAGCGACTACGACAGGGAGGACTGGCACCGGCTCTGGGAGCCCAGGCATCTCGATCAGATGGGCTCGTACCCGGCCTGGTGGGACCGGACGTTCCACACCCGGAAGAAGCGCGCCGCGACGCGGGCGCTCGAGCGCAAGGTGCTCGCCGGCGTCGATCCCGATGACGTTGCCTGGCCGCTCTCGTCCAACAAGCCGCACATCTACTACTGGTAGGCGGCACCCACGCGTGCAGGTCATCGCCGTCTGGCGGCACACACCGCCTCGTACCCAGGTGAGGCAGCGACACTTCTGGAACCGCATACAGGATCAATCGTCTCGCCTCGGTACGAGGGCGCGGCTTGAGACCGGACGTCTGGACCGTTGGCAGACACGAGTATCGAGAACACAGCGACTTCCCAGATGGCGCCGAAGCGGCGCCGTCACCCACCACCAGCTCCAGTTGATTTTGCCGTTGAGCTTGAGAAAGAGAAACACCAGGAACAACCCAGGGATGAGAATTAGGTCCATATGGCCGCCTCGCTCAGATGCTCTCAATGAGGACCGATCATAGACGCGAACTGCGCTACCACCAAGCAGAACGGCGCGCCGGGGGACCGGCGCGCCGTTCTGCATTTTGGGATCGGCGTCAGCCGCCGGTCTTGATGTGATCGCCCTTGTGCTCGCCGGTCCTGATGTCCGTCGGGCAGATGCAGTTGACGATCGCCTGCCCGTCTGGCCCGAGGCGCCACGCCGTCTCGATGATATCGGCCGGCTGGCCCAGCACCGGAGCGATGGTCTGCACCCTGGCCGCAACGTCGGTCTGCTCGAGCAGCACCTCGCCGTCGGCGATCGGGTAATGGGTGTGCAAGAGCGTCACGCCGAAGCGGTCGAGTGCGTCGTGCTTCGCCAGCACGGCGGCGATATCGGCGAACAGAGCGTCGTCGGCCGGGCCGCGCGGGGTGACGTTGGCGATATCGGGAAGTCCCTGGAAAGCGTTCATGGAGCCCACTCTCTACTGTGCACAAGACATCATCGTCCTGCACAGGAATTATACGTTACGCTCAAACGCTGGACAAGGACTATCTCTATACGGATATTTCGAACAGGTGATAGCGCTCGCCGCGCCTCGATATGAAATCCCCGAGCAGTACCGCGCCATGGCTCTCGATGATATGGCGCGAGGCGGGGTTGTCGTCGGTGCAGGTGAGGCGCACGCGCTCGAGCCCGATGCGCCGGGCTTCGTCGAGCACCAGGCCCATCAGGGCCTTGCCGTGGCCGCGCCCGCGGTGGCGCGGCTCGATCTCATAGTAGATGTGGTTGGCGGCCTCCGGCGGCAGGTCCAGGTTCCTGGTCGGCTGGTGCCGAATCTGCGCGCGGCCGATCACGCTGTTGTCGTCGCCGAGCAGGTCGAAGCTCGACGTCGGCAGCGTACCCCATGTGCCGCGGTGGGCGAGGATCATATCGTCTCTCCATAAGCGAAAGGCCTCGGATTAATCGAGGCCCAGCGCCGACCGGGAACAACCCCCAATCCATTTACCTCCTTTAAGGCGTCCCTCGCGTCGAGGGAAGCCCCTTGCGCGCCCGGCTCGCGTTCTCATGCAGCCAGGCGGCCGTGCGCCGCGGCTGGTAAACGTCCAGCACCTCCCACAGGCCGTCCTCGCCCTTCAATTCGACCCGGGCGCCGAGGCGCGCGCCGCGCTCCTCGATCCAGGCGATGGTGCGGGTATGGCCGTTGCGCAGGAGGCACTGGAAGCAGTGCGGTTCGTCGCTCATCGCTTCAGGCAGCCTCCGTTGCCGTCTCGGCTTCGTAGGCGTGGATGTATTTGAGGACGCTCTCCGAGAAACCATCAATGTGCACCCAACCGTTCCTATAGCCCACTCCACACTTCGCCGAGGCGACATTGAGCATATAGGCGTGCTTGGCCTTCGGCGCCGGCACCGGCGACCAGCTCTGCTCGTCGGTGATCACGATCAGCCGATCGTGCGGCTGCGCGTTGGCCGCCGCCACGGCGCCACCGATATCCGTGCCGTGCCCGACCGAGCCGATCTTGGAGCGCAGGTGCTGCACGCCGGGCAGTCCCTGATAGAATGCGAGCTCGGCCGGCCGGCTGGCGAACTGGAACAGGCGCACGTCGCCGCGCACCATGGACGCCAGCACCGCGGCGGTGTCGACCCTGCGGATCATCGACTTGGCCGACACCGGCTGGCCCATCGAGCCCGAGGTGTCCACCATGACGATGGTCTTGCCGCCAAGCGACGGCAGGTCCTGCAGAGACGCCAGCATGGCATCGCCGAGCGCGTCGGCGAAGCCGGGCGAGGCTTCGACCGCAGCCAGGTAGCGGAACGGCAGGACGCGCCTTGCGCCCTTGCGGGCGCGGATCGCGGTCTTGATGAGATCGCGGTCGACGCCGTCGCCGTCCATGTTGCGCAGGTTGCGGATGAGCCCCAGGTAGCCGAAGCCGCCTGGCTCGCCGGAGATGGCCTTGCGGCAGAGCTGCTCCCAGACCTCGGTACGCCTGGCGGTGTCCTTGCCTGCAGCCGAGATCAGCACCTCCCAGGTTTCGGGAGGCGGCAGGTCGCCGGCGATCATGCGGCCGATGAGGTTGCCCTCGTGGCGCTGGACATTCCGCTTTAGACCAGAGCGCGACTTCGACGCGAAATCGGTCAGCACGGTCACGTTGCTGCGCTCGCCCGCGAGCTGCTTCGGCCCGGGCTTGGCGTGCGCAATGAACGCCGCATCGCGCAGCCGGAACTTCCCATCTCGATCGTATTTGCTGAGCTGGTAGGCGTCGAACTTGGCGATCGCCGCGGCCAGGCCCTTCTTGACCTGCGCGGATTCCGTGTTCGCTCCCATCTTGTGGTAGAGCGCCAGGAACTCGGTGACCTCATCGGCACGCTGGATCACGTCGGCAATGACGCCGGCGACGAAGCGCGGCCGGCCGGCCCCGGTGCGGGTCAGGACCTCCAGCAGCAGCAGCGGCACGTGGCGCAGGTTGCCCTCGCTGCGGGCCTTGATGGCCAGCGCGGCGACGTCGTCGGGGTCGCACGTCTCGGCGAGCGAGCGGATGCGCTCGGAGATCGAGACGCCGTTTTCGTAGAATTCCGCTTCCCAGAGGAAGCACGACATCACCGAGCGCGCGAGCTGCTCGATGGGCTTCAGCCCTGCGACGGCCGGACCGCCCTCATGCGTGACAACCGGGGGCTTCCTGGTGACGGTGTTGAGGCGCGCCATGACGGTCTCCATCCGAGGTGAAAGGTTCGGGTATCGACTTCGCTGACGGGCGGCGCGATGTGCAATGAAAGGGAGGGCTATGCAGGGATTAAACGAGGACGGTCCGTATTTCAGGCAGGCGCTCTCACCATCTGAGCTACGGGCCCGCAGAAGTGGACCCGATTGGATTCGAACCAATGACCTCTTGCGAAGTAACCGCTCTCTGTCGCCGCTGCACGGCCTTTCCTTGGCAGGGTCGCGCGGGGATTAGATCGGACCGGTCTCTCGTTTACAGGGCGAAGTAACCGACCCTGACGCCGCCGCGCGCCCCGTCAAAGAAACTCTTTCATTCTGCTTGAGGGATTAAGCGAGTGCGGATACGGGGCCGAAGCCCCAGCTCGTACGTTTGAGGTGCGAAGTAGCCGCGCCCTGGCGCCGCCCAAGCGAGGGAGCACATAGTCGATATCCACAAGTTTGTCCAGCATTACGAGACACGTTTCTAGCGTCGTGAGACAAGTCCCTTGACTTCTTCTCCACTCGTCGCCGTTGTGCCACACTGATTGCATACAGCCCGTTCCGCATTGTGAAGGGTTTGTGGTGAAGGGTTTGGGTGAGGAGTCTCGGCGGATGGCGGTGCACGGCGCATTCACGATCGAGGCCCTGACGCGGGCGGCGATCCCGAAGGCCTGGGTCAATCCGTCGACCGGCCCGCGCGTGCTGCCGGGCGAGCCGACGATCGGTGGCTGGAACGTCACGATCCCGCGCGCCGGCCTCTATAACATCTGGATCGATGGCCTCTACGGCGTCTCGGCCGCGGAGTTCATCGTTCTGCATAACGGCACGGAGCGCGGCTGCGCGGTGCGCGCGCCCTGCCGGGACGGCGAAGGCGGGAAATGGGTGCTGTTCACGCGGCTGCACTGCCGGGTCGGCGATCGCATCGCGCTCGATGACGGCGTGGACGAAGACGACACCGACCGCGACATGTCGATGCCGCGCATGGTGGCGGTGCCGCTGCGCTACGAGGATGTGGCAGAATAGGCCGCCGCGCGCGCTATATTCTGTGTAGCCACTCCCAGAAGCGCTGGAACCGAGGGAGCCTGGTGCGCGACGGCTGCACGTCGTGCCGGCACCAGTCGCGCCGGTCATCGAACGCGATGGCGATCGACCTCGTCTTCCACTCGTCGAGCTCCAGCGCGTTCTTCTGGGCGAGCATGATGTCGCCTCGGGCCAGGTCGCCCATGGGCAGGAAGCAGAACCCGCAGATCGGCTTGCCGCTCAAGCCCAGCTCGTAGACGTTGCGCTGACAGCCGTCGTGGATGCGGTAGCGCTTGCCGGTCGCGCCGCCGATCACGTCGAAATACGCGTGCTCGTCGAAGCTTGCGCGCTGCTCCGGCGTCAGATTCCTCCTGAGCAGCTTCAGGCCGCGCGCGTGCGCCTTTTGCACCCGCTCCGCCCAGGTCTGCGGGCGACGGATTGCCGGCCTCACGGGTGCATCGACGATCCGGTCGATCACTGTCTCGTAGTAGAAGCTGTTGGCCGTGACCGGCCCCAGGCTCTGCAGCAGTTCCTCGCTTATGACCCCGATCTCGATCCGGTCATCAAGCAGCGATACCGGCATGATCGGACCCGACGGGTCGATCGGAGTCCAGGCCGTCTCCTCAAGGATCAGGCGGCCATGGTAGTAGCGCGGGCGGAAGTCGCGCAGATAGGCGAGGCGCAGCTCGGCATCGCGGATCTCGGTCGCGGTCCCGGTGACATCCGTGAGCTCGCGCAGCCGCAACTCGGCCGCTTCGACCAGCTCGTGCATCACGCGGTCCTCGACCATCCTGGCGTAGAGCAGCGGGCCGATGCGCATGATATCGTCGGCGAGGTGCTCGAGCGACCTGTAGGTGAGCTCGTAGGATCTGCCGCGGCCGATCTCGATGCGGCGCCTCCTGATATCGTCCATCCGGAACCGCGCTTCGATCAAGATGGTGTTCCGCGCGGCCGCCCGGCTCACGTGGATTTCGTCAAGCCTGAGCCGCCGCATCGCAGCCGGCATGTATAGTTGCACGAGCGCGTGCCTGAGGAACGGACTGAGCGGCAAGTCGTATCGCAGATCGATCTCGCCTGGCACCGGGAATCTCACGCTGCGCTCCGGCTCTGGCTGAGCGAGGAATGCGTGCTGAAATACCGACCGCTCGGCGTGGTCGAGCGCTTGCCGGAGATAGTCCTCGTACATCTGCCCTCCATGGCGCCGGTCAACGGCTCCGTGCGGGGAAGCGCTTCCGTCTCTGCATCCGAGACCCCCGGCAAGCGCGTCTGCATGGGGCTAGCCGCCGACCAGCTGGGGCTGGAAAATGACCTCCTCGGCGGTGGCATCGAAGCGCTTCAGGATCGTGCCGGGCGCCCCGTCCTGGCCCGGTGCAATGGCCAGGAAGCCGTTGCCCGTCAGCTCCCGGAATCGCTGTTCCGCCGTGGCAACAGCCGCTTTGTCGGCAACATCGAACTCGTGACGGCTGTCGCCCGTTCCGTCCATCACCGTGTGCACCGCCATGTCGCCCTTGTCCTTCTGGTTGTGCCGCCACATCGGACAAAAAGCCCTCGGTCGCGGCGTTGCAGGAATGCCCTCTGTATTAAGCGAGTGTCGTTTCGCTGTCTAGCGGCGCTTGACCGATCCCGCCACGCAGTTCACTTCTGGTGCCCGTGAGGTCTCGACGGTCAGTGCCGGTTCCGCCGTTCGCTTCACAAGTGGCCGTGTCCCTCTTGGCTTAGGAGGTTCGGATGGGTATGAGTGCCGTGCACAGCGCGTCTCCGTCGGTTGCTTTGGTCGGCCCCCGCCCTGAGGTCGCCGGCGGGTTGAGGTGCACGGCAGTCGCCCTTTGGGTAGCGCAGGACCTATACCCTCAGGTCCAGGCGCGTGACCACGCACTGCTCCTGCCGAGAGAGCTGATCTACGACGCGCCCTGAGGGGTGGCCTGGTCTCCCCCTACCCTCGGGGAAATCGGGCCAACCCGGCGCTCGCGATCGCTGAGTCGACTTCGTTCTGGGTACTGCTCAGCACGAGACGGTCGAGGAGGCTGGCCTTTTGGGCCAGCCTCCTTTCCGTCGGCTGGGTCGCCCCGCATAGCAATCTCTGCAAGGCATCTCTGAAGCAATGTTGGAGTGTTCGCAGGCGCCGATACTATGGCACAACAGCAACACTCAAAGATGATCTCGAACTATTCTGCTCTTGACGCGCCCTGTACCGGTTGACGAAAGGCGCAACTCGGACTATCCGTTGACTAGGCTCGGGCAAGCCTCGCCCGCTTGACATCGCCGCTCACCAAAAGCCGCGATCTCAAGTTCCGCCCGGGTCTCTCCCCCTCCCCTGACGTTCTGGAGCGCATCCGCGGATGCGCTGTGCCGACCCGGGGCGTCATCAATCTGGGTTGTCGCGTCCCCCTGGTCTGCGCCGGATCGGAGCGATCCACGCCGTTGCGCGGACCGGGTTGTTCGGGGTCCCGGCCCGGCTCCTCCTTCCCGGGCCGGGACCCCGCTTCGCAACCCTCCCCGCTCTGCATCCGATTGCTCTCGACGTTCAATAAGGCAGGTGGCCGGGCCGGCCCAGGCTTTGGAAGCATCAGCCGACCCGCCAACAGGCACTCTGCACCAGTGGGAAGCTGCCGAAAGACTGGTACGCCGAGAGCGGCGCGCACGTTCAAGAGTTTCCGAAAGTCCCCGCCGTCGCAGGCCGATCGGCACGAGCGCTCTCGAGGCGCCGTGTGCAATGGTTTATCGGAACCTGTAGCGGCACCCGGCGGGTTACGTCCCGCCGGCGACGGACGGCACTGTACCAGCTGCTCACCGCCGGGCGTATCCTCGCGGTGTTGGTAGGCCGAAGGTCTCGCAGCGACCGAGCGAAAGCATCCGTCTATGCCCCGCGGGGCGGCTAAAGTAGCCCCGCGCCAATTCTTGCCCGTTCCACATGCCCCGCGCCCCTGTGGCTCCAGGCCGTCAGCATTTCGGCGGCCTGGAGCCAACTCCCCCACCCGAGAGTGGGCAAGAGCCGGCCGGCTCATCGGAGCGGGACATACTGCCCTGGCGAATTCCACCCCCGAGCGCTTGTGCCGCCTGCCCTCTCCAGTCCTTTCGTTTTGCGAGGGGGCGCTTGACGGAGGGCGGGCGGCAAATTGCTTTGCGTTCGGGCCCTATTCCTTTTCGGGCCTTGGCTCTTCCTCGGGCCCATCTTGGGAGACGTCCGCTTCTGAGTGTTCCGCAGCATCTCGCGAACGCGCCACCACTGACAATCAAGTCATTATCACGGGCTGACGTTCGAGCTCTGCTGCCGGACATTTGGATCTTTCCCGCGCTTCTCCCAATTTCGCTCCCCATTCGCGCTGCCAGCGCAGGACCATGATCTCCGCCCGCAGGCTATCGACCAGGGCACGGTGCTCGGCCGTATTGTAGGTCCAGTGGCCGGCGCGGCCACGCCGGCGTTCGGAGCTGCAGCGACAATAGAGCCGCCGGACAATGGACTTGGTGAGCCTTGCAGCCCGCTGCGGCTCCACCAGCACGTGCGCCTGCCAGCAGACGAGCTCGTCCGGCCAGAAGCACAGCGCCACCTCCCCCATGCGGCGCCTGTCGTAGCAGCCGGTATGCGCCCGCAACGCCTCGGCCGAGGCGTTGAAGGCATCGAGGCTCCACTCACTCATCCGGGGTCTCCGTCGCCAGCGTGTCTCGTATCACGATACGTCCGCCGGTCCCGGCGCGCACCTCCAAATCCCCTCTTTCCACGGCTGAGTCGCCCGCGACGGGCGGCTTCGCCGCGGCCGGTTGGCTGCAGCCTGCAGCCGACTGATACCGGTCGCTCGCCCCGGTCGCTCGCGGGCGACAGACCGGCGACCCGCCGCAAAGCGCGATGTTCTGCGGCTTCTTTGACTGTCTTCCCCCACTCAACTCCCCGGCGCGATGCCGGGAAAACCGCGGGCGCGATGCCTGCAAGTGAGGCTCTATATGTTCGAATTCCCCGTAACGGTCGAGAATCTCGAAGAGGTTCCGGACGAGTTCCGCTCCCTCTACCAGATCAAGGATGGCGAGACCAGCGCGACGCTGAACGAAGCCCTCCGCAAGAGGATCGAGGTGGGTTCCGGCGCCACCAGGGCGCTCGAATCCGAGAGGAAGTCCAGGGCAACCGCGGAAAAGGCGGTGAGTGCCTGGAAAGGCAAGGCCAAGGAACTGTTCGAGGTCGAATCGATCGACGATCTCGCCACCAAGTGGACCGAGATCGAGGCGGCGCATGCCAAGGCCCTCGAGGAGGCCCGCAACGCGTCGGGGAACAAGGACGAACAGGCCGAAAAGCGCATCGCGCAGGCTCTCGAGCAGAAGGACCGGGAGCTGGCGAAGAAGCTGAAGCAGGCCGAAGAAGAGAAGCAGACCGCAATCAAGGAGCGCGATGCGATGTACGGCTCGCTCGAGACGTACATGCGCGAGAATGCTGCGGTCCAGGCGCTCGCTGCCTCCAAGGCGCGCGGCAAGATCCTCCTGCCGCATGTCATGAGGCAGACCAAGATCATCCATGACGACGGCGGCAAGTACCTGCTGCGCGTGGTCGATGAAGACGGCGACGAGCGTGTGAACGGCGACGGCAAGCCGATGACCGTCGACGACCTCGTGGCGCAGATGCGCCAGTCGGAGGACTACAGCTTCGCGTTCGATGGCGACGGTGCCACGGGCTCGAACTCCCGGTCGACAACGACCACCACCAGGTCTCCCAAGACCAATCCCTGGTCCAAGAAATCCTTCAACGCCACTGAGCAGGCCAAGATCGTCAAGTCCAATCCGACGCTGGCGAAGCAGCTGGAGAGCCAGGCGGCCGCGGAAGACCCGCGCGCCTGACGCCGACGCCCTGGTTTCAAGCAGGGCACGATCCTTGGACTGAGTGTTCCCGAACAAGGCAGAGCCAGACGGGCCGGCGCCACCAGCCCCGGCGATGGCTCTTTCCATGTCGGCGGTGCGCCTCGGCTTCGGCAAGCGACGGGATCTGGGACCAAAACCCCCGAAAAGGCATAGCGTATGGAAACCAGACTGCAGGACGTCATTGTCCCCGAGCACTTCAATCAGTACTCGATGCAACTGACCACGGATCTTTCCCGCTTCCGTCGGTCCGGCATCGTCGCCGACTTCACTGCCGAGCTCGGCACCGAGATGGGCGGCACCACGGTCAACATGCCGTATTTCAACGATCTGGACGGCGAGGATGAGGTCGTCGACGATCGCGAGGACCTGACGATCGGCAAGATCACGACCAGCCAGGACGTCGCTGTCAAGCTGTATCGCGCCAAGCCCTTCGGCTCGACCGACCTGGCCGGCGATCTGGCGGGTGCCGACCCCGTCAAGGCGATCGCAATGCGCTACGCTGAGTGGTGGGTGCGGCGCGAGCAGTCGATGCTGATCTCGGTGTGCACCGGCGCCATGGGTGCCGCGAGCATGGCGCAGAACGTGCTCGACATCTCGGGCCTTGCCGGCTCGGCCGCGAACTTCGACCCGTTCTCCTTCATCGATGCGCAGGCGCGCCTGGGCGATCATCAGGACCTGCTGTCGGGCGTGGCCGTCCATTCCGACACCTATACCGCGATGAAGAAGGCCGACCTGATCGAGGAGATCCGGCCGTCGGACGGCGGCGACCCGATCCCGACCTATCAGAACAAGGTCCTGATCGTCGACGACGGCATGCCGCGTGAGAGCGGCATCTACACCAGCTTCGTGTTCGGCCAGGGTGCCATCGGCTACGTTGCCGCCAACCCCAAGGTGCCGGTCGAGGTGGCGCGCGAGGCGCTGAAGGGTGGCGGCATGGACTACATCGTCCAGCGCCGGTTCCTGGTCATGCATCCGCGCGGCATCCGCTGGTCGCCCCAGCAGAACGTGCCGGCGAAGGCCACGCCTTCCAACGCGGAGCTCGCCGATCCGCTCAACTGGGTCCGCTGCTACGATCCGAAGAACATCCGCATCGTGATGTTCAAGCACAAGCTCGGCTGATCCTGAACCGGTTCGCCGGTGAAGCCTGAGTCGTAGAGTGAGTGGCGTAAGGGGGCCGGACGCATCAGCCGAGTGCGTAGCGTCCGGTCCCCGATTTCCTTTTTGAGGCGCCGCACAAGGCGTCCCATGCAGAACACTTGCTGGAGCCGCCGCAGTGAGCCATCTCGCCCAGTTCGATCCCGCCAGCCTCGATGATGCGATGGCGCGCCGCAACAAGAAGCGGCAGCGCCGCCAGCGCGCGGCCTGGCGCCAGTCGCTCCTCAACGTGTCGAGGACGCGGGCCGTGTTCGTGCAGGCGCTTGCCGACGGCAAGAGCCACGAGCAGGCCACGCAGGAGTTCAACGCGCACCTGGAAGCCACCGGCCATATGCCGGTTGTGGTGCGCCCCGTCGCGCGCAGAAGCGCGCATACCGCCATCGACGCGGCTGCCGGCGCGATCGCCAGGGTCGCGGCGCATGTCCATTCAAATGAGCCGGCCCAACCGGCGCCGGCGGCCGCGCCCCAATCCGCGGCCGAGCTGTCCCCAAAGTCCATTACCCAGTCAGCCGCGCCGCCAAGCAGGCAGCCAGCCCGGCCGAGAAAGCCGAAGCGGGCTGCCGCCGCCGGAACCAGGACGCGTGCCGAGCCGGTCGCGGCAGCGAAGGTCGAGGCCACAGCCGATGTGCGGGCCGATCTTCCTCTGCCAGTGGGCGCGCCCCGTCCGGCGGCAGCGCCTGCCGCTCCCACACCCGCTCCCGAGCCCGCGGTGCTGGCCCAGGCGTCTATTGTTCCTCCCCCCAAGCGCGCCTCTGTCTTCGACGACGAGGTGACAGACCCCGACGAGATGTAAGGGCCGGCACATGGCCTACGCCACGCGCGCCGACATCGAGAACGTCTACGGTCCCGAGCTCCTCAAGATCGTCGCCGATCTGACCGAGGACGGCGTCCCCGAGGACCAGGCCATCACCCAGGCACTCTCCGAGGCCAGCTCGGAGATCGACAGCTATATCGGGGTCCGCTACCGGCGGCTGCCGATCGATCCCGTCCCGCCGATCCTCACTCAGATCTGCCGCGACATGGGCATCTATCGTCTGTCGCTGCGGGCTGGTCCGCGCACCACCGAGATGCGCACGCGCTACGAGGACGCGATCAGGTTCCTGGAGAAAATCGCGGCCTCCAAGATCACGCTGATCTCCGTCCCGGGCGACATCGACGGCGACGGCGATGTCGATGACGACGACGCCGCGCTTGCCCAGGGCAGCGCGCGCATCCTTAAGATCGTGCGCTCAAGCTGACAGGGCTGGACCCACAGGACGACCCTTCAGGAGGACCCATGGCCTTGCGCGTTCTCGTTGGCCCGATCCCGTTCGGGCGGGCCCGCCATGTTCTGTTCCTCAACAGACAGAAGCGCTTCTTCTGGATTCCGCGCTGGTGGCGCACGCAGTTCGGCGACCTCATCGTCGCCGCCGGCCGCTTTCACATCAGCATCGTCTGGCGCACGCACACTGCCGAGCCAGATCCCGGCTTTCCGACCGAGGCTGCCGTCCTCGCAGCGGCCGCTCAGCGCAGAGAGAAGGCGACAGAGGCAGCGGCCGCGTTCTAGGGCGTGAGCGATGATCCAGATCGAGCAGCACGGCATCCAGCAGGCCGTGCTCTATATCAATGAGTTCACCAGAGTCGATCGCACCGCGCTCCTGACTGCGCTGGCCGAGGCCGTGCGGCGCCAGACGCTCATCCGCTTCACCAAGACCAAGACCGCGCCCGACGGCAAGCGCTGGGCGCCGCTCAAGGCCTCGACGGTACGGCGCACGCGTGGCCGCTCGGCGGGCGACATCCTGGTCAACACCGGCCGGCTCAGGAACTCGATTGCCTCGCGAGTGTCGGGTTCGACGGCGTCGATCGGCACCAACGTCTTCTATGGCAGGTATCACCAGGGCGGCACCAGGAAGATGGTGGCGCGGCCGTTCATGGGCGTGAACAGCCAGGACCTCAGCGAGCTGCAGCGCATCGCGTTCGCCTTCATCGGAACGGCGCTGCGCGGGTGATCTCATGTCCTTCCGCGTGTTTCGCGACGCCGTCATCGCCAAGATGAAGGCTGACATCGTCGTCGATGTCCAGAACCAGATCCTCAACCGCCCGTTCCGCGAGGTGAAGCCCGCGCCGCGCCGCGTCGACGAGCAGTGGCTGGAGCGCGTCATCGAGTGGACGCCTTCGATCCACATCGCCTGGATCGGCTCGGCACGCGGCATCGAGCGCAATCACCTCGGCCAGATCGTGGGCCCGTGGGCGCTGGTCGCGCACGTGGTCGCGGCCGGCCGCGCGGCCCAGGAGCCCGAGGATGTCCTGCTCGATCGCCTGCACACGCTGGCGCTCTACATCGATGGCAACCGCTGGGACTTCGGCCCGGCCTCGCCGGCGCTCGTGACCGACATCGAGAACCTCTGGGACATCCAGTCGACCGACCAGGGCTATGCGATCGGCTCCATCATGTGGCATCAGGAGGTCGCCTTCGGCGACAACCTGCTGGAGATCGCCGAGAGCCAGTATCCGGTCAACGACGGCGCCGGCAACCTGATCGACCTGCCGCCCTGGCCGCCGGCGCCCAACACGCTCTATATCGACCCGAGCACCGATCCCTTCGGCCAGCCCGCATATCCAGAGCCGTGACGCCCAATGCCGATGCCAGCCTACACGCTCGACGATGCGCTCGGCGGCCAGCGCGACATGAGCGCGGTGCTTGAGGACATCGTCGAGCAGATTGTTGCACTGACGGGGGAAATCGCCGAGCTCAAGCGGCGCCTCGGCAACCTGATCCGCCTGGCGCGCGTCACCGAGATCAACGGCAAGGACGGCACCGTGAAGGTCGCCTTCGCCCTCGATGACAAGGGCAACGACGTGGTTGCGGGCGATCTGCGCTGGGCGATGCGCGCCGGCTCGCAGAAGGAATGGGACCCGCCCGCGGTCGGCGAGCAGGTGGTGATGATCTCGCCCGGCGGCGATCTTTCGCTGCTGTCCTGGGTAATGCCCGGCGGGTTCACCCAGGAGAAGCCGAAGAACGACAGCCGCCCCGGCGTCTACAGGCGCAACCTCGGCGACGACAGCTATCTGGAGCAGACCTCGGACGCCACCACCATCAAGGCGCCGAAGATCCTGTTCAATCCCGGCGGCGGCTCGACGCCGGCTCCCGCGCCGGCACCCACCGTCGATCCCGATACGCCGGTGAGCTGACCACTCAAGCTGACCCAGGGCGATCTCACCCAAATGCCGAAGCTTGCGCGTGTCGGCGATCCCGGATCGCACGGCGGCAAGATCGCCACCGGGTCGTCCACCGTCTCCTGGAACGGCCGCAAGGCCGCCCGCGTCGGCGACACCTATGCCTGCGCGCTGCACGGGCCCAATCCGATCGTCACGGGTTCGCCGCGCCTCGACCTCGAAGGCCGCAAGGCCGCCCGCGTCGGCGACAAGACGGCCTGCGGTGCCACCATCGTCGACGGCTCGCCAGACACCTTCGCCGACTGACCCGTCATAGCCC